CGCTATTTCTTCTGCTCGCACAGGACTGTAGTCATCATCTCCTTCGTCGTCAATCTCAACTCGCAAACTCTCCTTCTTCTTGGTGTTCTGATCACCTGAGCCAGTCAATTCAACCCTCAAAGATTCCTTCTTCTTGGTATTCTGGTCTCCAGACGATGTGAGCTCCACATTCAATGTCTCTTTCTTCTTTGTGTTGGAGTCTCCCGAAGAAGCTAACTCAGCCACAAAAGGCACTCGCTTGGTTTGACGCCCATTGTCCATCACAATTTCTTGCGTCTTCGCATCATAATATGATGTCATGGGTTGAGTCCTTGAGTCGCAGCGGGCACAAACCTGGCCATATGGAAGCGATTGCTCTACTTCTTTGATCACATGGCTGTGTTCGTACTCTTTGCCACACCACAAGCATTTGTGCCTGTGAAACACTCTCGCTCCGCGGGATAGTCCCTCATGGTGGTGGCTCAACGGGGCCCCTGCTGCAACTATCTTTGTCGAGCCAAAATAGGCACGCAAGGCGAGAAACATCACAGGGAGCAATGCTATGCCAGTGACAATGAGCGGATGTGCTTGTATGACAGCCTTGGCCCTCTCCAACCAGCCTCCAAACTTCTCTTTGAAATCTGCTGCGGCAGTTTTGAGAGTGTGGACCATGGTACGGTTGCGATGGTTGATCTTGTCCATGACGCCGACGATGACATCTCCTAGGGAGTGTAACAGTATGCAGTCAACTCTGGCAAGAGCCCGTAGTTTCTCCACGGCATCCTTGGCCCAAAAGCCATCCAGCTCCTCCACTGAGGATCTCCACATCATCTCGTTGTTGAACCAGTCGTCTCCGATGAAGTAAAGAAGGTTATCACACATCTTCTGGGCCTCATCTGTCAAGCACTCCTTGATCTGCTCAAATATCGAGCGGAAATGCAGTAACTTGGTTACTGACCAGTGCTTGATGTCGTCAATGGTGGCCAGCTTGGCATCCTTCATCACATCTTCTGCCCAGTCCATCAATTCGACGTAACCCACTTGAGCCTCAAGTATAGGTGCATCAGCATATTGCTGAAGGAAATCAAACATCTCGGCGGACTTCTTAAATCTATTACGGTACTTGAATATACACTTACGAGCAAACTCTTCATACGATAGCGGCACATTGGTAGTCCTGTGTCCAGTCAATGGATCAACTGGCCAAATGTTGTACACGCTGAGATCATGTGTGTGGCCCGTAAGCCGTTTCACCTTGATGGGTGAAAGATAGTCCTCGCCATCGTTGCCACGCACGGTAAACTCCGGCTTGTTGGTCACCTCCACACAAACATCAAACCTCCTCCGCAGAGCCTCGCGGCAACTGATCGATTCTGGTCTGATATCTCTGACTCCCATGTTAGAAGTACAAATGACAACCCTCGAAGTGAAGTATGTCTTGTTCTTGTC